CTAGTCGAGCTCCCGCGATTAACACTAGCACGCCGCGTTAGTGAGATATAACCAAAATGTCCCAAAGAGTTATTAACAAAGATGTTGACGACCTTATTAAGGTTGAACAACCCTCCATTTCAAACGGAAAAGATTACAACACCGTTTTGAAAAGAATATACAAGCACTTTATGGAAATCACAAACGATGAGAAATATGTTGATTGTTTAATGAAAGTAATAAAGAAAGCAAAACCCAGTTACAGTGCCTTAGTAAGGATAGCCCATGCTCCATTAGATGATGACAGTAAATATTACCGTACATCGAAGATCAGTGATACTATCGGTCTTCGTGAAGATCCACATTGTACAGATACATGGCAACCTGGTGTCCCATTGAATAGACAGGATGCAAAATTTGTGGCTAAGAAATGCTTCACTATAAAGGCTCCACGTGGAAAGTACTCGGAGTCTTTTATCGGTACTGGCTGTGATGATAATGAACATATCGATACTTCCATAGTTAAGAGATTACAATCTTGCGTTATTAAGATGAACAACTTTTGTGCTCAGTCACTCACTAATCAGATGTGGTTGAATAACAACGGTAACGGCACCAGGGTACTTACTGGTGCATTTGTTGCTCAATACTTTGAAGATGTGTTCCCTCTTATTGAGCAATACGGTTATTCAGTTTTACTTACCGTTGAGGATTACACTAAAGGTTTACATCTTGGATCTGAATATTGTTACTACTGTGATGAAGCCGGATACGTATTAGGTTACTCACGTGGTACTTGTACACCATGGACGGATAAAACAAACGATATACCAAACAAAGGTAACTATAGTGGCTCTTACGAAGTTGAAACTTTGTACAACATAGGTCCACAACGTTTGGTGTTTTTGAAGAAGAATAAAGTTGAATACTGTGTACCAGCTCGTAGTAACGTTGTCCATACATACAAGGGTGAGGGTGAAAACTTACCTCCTCTTACTCCAAGATATCAGTTAAACCTTTGCCAACCAGAGTCTGACGAAACAAAATCTGATTTGAAAGTAATTTTGCCTGAGTACGAAAATAAATTATTGAATATATACCAAGGTAGCAAGTTTGATCAAATGTGCAAGAAGTTTGACGAGAATGTAGTTAATGTCGTGAAGGATAAAACCAACCAAGCCGTTGCTGCTGGTTCTATTGTAGCTAGTGCCCTAACCTTCTTCAATAAGAAGTTTGCACCTGCTCTAGCTATCCCACCAATGGTTTTAGCCGCTAAGTATGCTATTAATTGGTTAAAGACACACGAACCTAAGATCCAACTTTATCCTTACTCACCGGTTGTTGAAGGCAAGCACGG